TAAGTTGTTGTCCTGCTCCAGTACCAAGTAACGACTGCTGATCTTCTCTTAACGTTACATCCCTAGTAATTAAGTCTCTAATTTGAGTAGAAATAAATCCTACATCTTCCAAGGCTTCTCGAGTTACAGGAATAGAATCACCAATTTTACGTACTGGCAAAGTTCTTTCAATCCAATCAATAGCTGATTCAGGATAAGCAGCACTTTCCGCAACTTCGGCAGCGTTATCTGTAAGGCTGTTTTGTTCCCAGAATCTAATAACTCCGTTTGAGTTAGCACCTACAGAGCCAACATTAAATAAAGGAGCCACGGCGTTTGCACGTCTTGGGATTTCCCCTATTCCTTCAATGCTATGAGCCATTGTATTGTTAGCTACTGACGCCCTTGTTACTTCTGTTTTTAACTCTAAACTGAAGCCGTCTCTTTTTTCACCAGTAATAAACCCTTTGATTGATTCATTCTTAGCATTCCAAACGCTTTTTAAGTCGTGGCTCAAATTTTTAGGAGCCTGTAACATTGCATTTGATTTTCTAAGTTCCGCAAGTGTTTTACCTTGCTCTTCCATTGCAGCCTGTAATTGCTCAACGTGCTTTTCTTTCAACTCACCAAATTGCGCTTTTAATTCTGCAACTACATCAGCTCCAACTTTTTCGGCCATCTCTGACTTTAAAGAATCCATCTTGTAGCCGTTACTTGCTACCATGTAAGCAGCCTTCTGTTCTATTGGTAAATTCTCAGCCGTGTTTTTATCTAGCTCTTTGAATTTGCCGTCTTTTATCCAAATGTTTTCCATTTCTATAAATTTAATATTGTGTTTAAAAATAAATGATCGTTCTTACTTTTAAGCTCGTCGGCGTCGGGGGTGTCAGAAGACGGCGCCCGAAGTGATTTAATTAAAATACCCAACTGGTCGTAAGATTTTTGCAACTCAAGCCCTCGTTCATCTGATATTTGAGACTTAGTTAATATTTGTTCAAGGCTCTTGAATAGTTTATCAATATCCTTTACGTTTTTAATTCCCGTTGTAGGCGTGTTACTATTGGCACCCCAAGCCGTTAAGCTCGATACCTCCCAAAGTTTCACCTCACTAATAATATTCGCGTCTTTTTCTTTGCTGAATCCTTCGCGTATTGTTTGGAATCCGTGCGAATGTTCGGTAATTAATCCCGCGTTATATTCAATTAAAGTGTCTTTTGCCAACTGTGTAAATTCTCCTTTGTGTTCAGCTAATTGAGAAACAGCAAAAGCGCCTTTTTCGTCCTCGTGAAGTTCTAATATCCGCCCAACCGCTGAGTGTGGATCATGGTTTTTAAAGTGCTTAATCCTAGATAGGTTTTCTTTGAACGATTTTTTAAACGCTCCTTTCTCCATTATATCGCCGTCGCTGTCCTTGTTGCCAAAGGCCGAAAAGTAAAAGGAAACTATGCCTTTTGAATCGTCTAAATCTTTGACCTCAAGTCCGCAGCTTTTTAATTTTTTATCCATTTCCGTTGTCTTTATTCATCAAAATTACAAAGTTTTATTTTAACAGATCAGCAATCTCTTCAGGGCTTAAACTTTCTACCAGCTTATTTGCCAATAAAGGAGACATGCTATTTAATATTTCTAATACTGGATTTTGCTTGCCTGAAGGCGTTACTATGTCTTTAGCTTGCTCTTCTGTAAATCCATATTGGTCAACCATTAATACCGCTTTTGCGTCCGAGCTTATAGGCATTTTAAGTATCACTGTTACCCCGTCCATTCTGATTTTATCCTTTTGGGCTTTCTGTTTTTCGTCTTCCTGTAACGCTCCAATTCCAGATACATCTTGGACGACTACATAATTTTTCTTATCCCTCCTACTCCAATCTTTTACAATTGTTGAATTATATTTTGCCAACAATCGACTATCAAGAGGGATGACGGCATTATCATAGAACGCTTTTAACGCCTCCTTTCGGTTGTTGTATGTTTTGTTAGCGGGATCATTAAATAATGAACTGTCAGCGCCGTATACATTACACAGTACTCTAAGGTTCTGAATACCTGTTTGAAGTATTTCTAAATCACTAGAAGACATTCCCAGCTGTATAAATTTCCCTTTATCTCTGGCGGCAATGACTTTATTAAAACTTCCAGCCCCTCCAATTAATTTATCAAATAAATTTTGCTGCTCTTTTTGCTCTCCACTGTCAAGGGATTCCCCGCTTTCATTGGTAAATATTCCCGCCGCGCCTCTATTTTTCATCATAGAATCTTGAGCAACGGCGCGTTGATTATCTCCGGATAAGGTAAGCCAAGCAGCTGCCAAAGGAGAAAGGCCGCGTAAAGATTCAATGCCCCTAGTAGTTGGGTTAAAGTATTTAAGGTGTATCATTTCCTCAAGGTCAAAGGATTCTTTTAACCTGCCTAATTCGAATTTGTAACCTGTTGGCGTTAATGGTTGGTTTTGATTTGATAGAACTTCAATGAGTTGAGAGGGCCATGTTTTAACCTCACTTATTCCGAAGCCTGAAGACATTACTTTACTCCAAAACAAATCACCTGTTGTAAGCATGAAACTCATTGACGCCTCTTTAAAATCCTTTTGAGTCTGTTCTGAATTGGGTTTCTGTACGAATTTATGGAACCTACCCTTGTTAATTTCCTTTAGCGATCCATTAGGCATAACCTCTTTGGCTATCCAAGGAATGCTTGAACCTGTCTCACTAATCATCCTAATAATCGAATAGGCTTGCGCGTTACCTTCGTACCCTTCCTTCAATAATGTTTCGTCAGATTTTTGAGCCATACCACCGCCAAAACCCACTACAGTCAGATTTCCGTTGGCTAAATCTCTATGTTGTGAACCGCTTAATGTAAATATGTCTTGATGTTTGAGTCCTGCGATTGATTGAAATGCTTTAAATCCTTTTTCTTGGAACCAGTTCATAAATTCGTTTTGTCAAATTTACTAAAACTATTCGACCCAATTAAAGGATGCCCGCTTTTGGTTTGGTCAGTCTCCTAAATCCATATCTGGCCGGGTCAATTAAATGGTTGTATTTGTCAATTGGGATGCCGCTTTTTTTATCGTTCCAGATATAGTTATTTAACTCCATTACTAAATTCGGGCTATCCCCACACACTATAATTTCATAGTCGGCCATATTTTTAAGGCCATTAACAACACTACCAGCTCCTTTTTCTGAAGGTCTGATATTATGGCCGCACTTTCTCAGGTCGTGAATAGCTAATTTGCTCGCACTATCTGCAATAATCAACCCCCTATCATCTACCCTATCCCATAGAAGTTTGTTAATATCGTCAGTCCCTAAATTGGTTAAGTAGGCTTTTTCCTGCAAATATATCTTTCGCTCCTTTTTATCAACTGCAACCTTAATTAGGCCACAAGGATCTGGGCTGAACCCAAAATCTAAGGCATGGCAAAAGGCTAAAGATTCATCAAATTTGCCACGGGACCAATTAGGCAGCACGACGCCTTCGGCCTTTTCCAACCAACCACCAATATAGTTATGATAGTAATGTTTAGGGTTTTCCTTTTTTGCTTTGGACGCTTTGTCGAGCCAGCTTTTAGGTAAATAACCCGCCTGTTCTGCTATCCTAAAAGTCGTGTGAATATGCTCAACATCTGAATGAGTGCTAATTGTTACCTCAAACCCCTCAATTTTAACCTGCTTATTGCTTAGAGCTATCCATCTTTTATAAATAAAGTGTTCGGGTGTCGTTGGGTTCATAATCCATATTACGCGATTTTGAGCCTCATTAGATCGAATTGAATCATCAATAATATCAAAGGTTTTTTCATCTTCAAAATCTTCGCCCTCCTCAACTATCATCGTAGTAAGTCCTGGAATAGATTTTAATTTTGCTGTTTGATTGCCGGATGAAGTTTTAATTCCCGCAAATATTATGAAAGACCCTGTTTTAATATTGGTCACTCTTGGCCCTGAAAACTTGAAATGTTTGTATGAATTGTTGTTTTGAATGGCTTCTTTGAATTCAGGTATTATCGAATCTTCGGCGCTGGCCATTGTGTAACGAAGAAATAATACGCCGTGGCCTTTCTCATAGGTTAAGCGACTAATCATATCGTGAACGCTCGTAGACTTGAGCGAACCCCTACCCCCTGTTATTAGAAAGTACCTTTTCTTTGATGTGTAAAGAGGCTTGTAGGCTTCATTTATCCTTACCATTCTTAACCCATTGTATCGGACTTATTGAATCACCATCTAGGGTAATATCTGTTTGAGTTTTATCAATCCATCCCATGTTTTTAAGTGCGAATATTGCACCAGTAGTATTGCCAACCTGCAATTGAGCCTCGTATTCTAGCTCGATAAATAGCCGCGCTCTTTTTACGGTGTAAGAAAACCCCTCTTCTTTTTCGTAATCATAGAAACTTTGTCGTGACTCAAAACCAAGATAATAACATAAGCCGCTTATGGTCGGAACAGGCACTTTTACTTTTTCCCCTGTCTTTAATAATACCTCTTTTTCCCTAATGCCGCTTTTGAAATATTCGTCAATCTCTTCTTGTAGTGCTTCAGCAGTTTCAAACATTCTTGGCCTGCCTCCGAGGTCTTCAGTTTTTTTAGCTGGTTCTTTTTTCTTTTTCTTAGTCATTTCCTATATGATTAGTCTACTTTGCCACACGCTGGAGACAAACAATATTCAATTCTTTACGTGTGGTGTATTCTTTTCTTTCCATTCCCTTTGCTTAGTCCACAATTTAACGGGCGTAATTCCTTCAATGTCTTTTTTGCGGTTAATATACTGCTCCGCGTCTTCAGGTGTGTTTATCTCTGTTACGCGGGATTCATCGTAATTACCAAGGGCGTTAATCGCAGCGTCGATTCGGCTTTTAGGATTAAAAACTTTCTCTGAATTGTCAATACGAATTAAGCCATTGTCCTCGCTATAAATACCGCCGTTCGGAAACATAAACGCGGTTATTTCGTCAACTGATTTGCTCGGCCTTTTATCCTTAATCTCACAACCTAAGTTCTCCAGGACCTCAAACAAACGAACCCTTTTAACTGGCTTGTAAAGTATTGCTTTTAGTATACGGTGTAATAGTTTCATGTTATTCAAATTTAATCAATTAATAATTCGCGCATTAAACGCT